CGTTTGGAGAGATACGGCATAGGGTTAAACGAAAAGCGGTGATCCCCCGCTCGACAGCAGGATGATCACCGCTCACTTATACAGCGTTCAGTGTGAGGTATTCAATTATCGCAGTTCAGGCGCGTTGGTCTTATGCGGCATCCGGCCCGGCCAACGCGCCGCCCTGCTTAAGCCCATGGGTATCATTGGATAGCGGTGCCTCGGGCCCGCCTAACGAAAGTATAGCACCGCTGTCAACATGGCGTCGCTCTTTGCGGGTGATAACTGGGCAGGGCTTGCCAAGCAACCGCGCAAGCAGTACCAAACTGCTTAGCAGCTGATTGTACTGCTGCTCTAACAGCGCGCGATCATTCGGATCGGTGATCACCGCTTTTGCCTTTGCATTTCGTCACGAACAATAGATCGAAGTATAGTTGATATGCTTTGGCCCTTCGACTTTGCTTGTTTTTTTAACCAATCAAGGGTTTCGTTATCAAGGCGAGTCCCGGTTGCTATCATCGCATAGCCTCATTGATTCGCTTCTGCACAAAGCGCCCTAGCTGGCTCTGCCATTTCTTGCGGATTATCTTTGACCATCCCCGAGGCTTTGTACCTGGGTGATGGACGCGCGCCCTAAAGACATCGGGCCCGCTGCTGCCACCCGATTGGCTGCCGATAAAGCCAGGCCGAGTCTTTGGACGATACGGCCCGCCCGGAAAGCGTAACGCGATCCGCTTCGCCACGATATCATGGGCCTTTGTGCCTTTGTCGAGCATATTCCAAACGTCGTCTTTCGTGCCGACTAGCACGCCGTTGGCGATTGGCTTGACAAAGAAACTAGGATCATGTTCCCAAGTCGCTGCCGTCGACTCGAAGTCCACTAGCGCGCCGGCAGCCGCATCAGTCAGGCCCAGGTCGATCGCCTGCTGCTGCCGCCTTGGGTCTATCACGCGCCGCTTCGGGATGATTGGCGTTATCTTGATCACCTATAGCACCGTCTGATCTTGCGCCGCATGATATGCCGATGGTCATACTTGCCAAAGTCGATAACACACCTATATACTGGGCCCAGGATACTGGGCAGGGCAGCCATGAACTGATCAGCGCGCCGCATGGTATCGAGGATATCCCCCGGCATGGCATCGGCTATCATTCGCTTGCCCCATCCTGTTAAGAACTCATGGATGTCGCAATCTGTCATCATAGCTTCTGCCACCACATGAGCACGCGCCCGCGCCATGCCCAGTATGACCATCGGATAAGCTTTGGCAGTGTGCCGGTTGCGCGCATGCCGGGCGCTATTGGAATGTTGCGTAGTTTCATAGCTTCTGCCGCTTTACATCATAGCTGCCGACCAACGCGGGGCATTCGTCGCAATGCGCTTCGGTGCCGCCCATCTCGCGTGTCAGCGTGCCTGTACCGTCGCCATGATCCTCGACTGATATCCTGCACTTGCAGTTGGTCATACAGGTCTGGTTGCCCGGCAGCAGGTGCTGTGGTATATCCCATGCCCCCCAACGCTCAGCATAGTACGTCTGCCGCACAGCCCCCGCGTATAGTGCCGCGCGTGCCGCGCGTGCCTCGGGTGACATATCTGGCGCAACCTCGACGAACCTTCGATGATAGTCCAGTTGCTCTTTGATGATAGCTTTGATCTCTTGCCGCTCGATCCTACTCAACCCTTTGGGCTCAACACCCGAGCGATCTGTAATGCCTGCGATCTGGGCCGCCATATGCCCGCGCGCTATGATCGACTCCATCTGTTTGGCCCAGGCTGAGCCCGAGAAATCCAGTTGCTGAATCGCGTCGAGTGTCAGCGCATGCAAGTTTAGCGGCGTGTCAGCCATGCTATGCAGGCACCTCGATATCATCCACAGCACGGATCAGAATATAATCGCCCACTTCCTGCGGTGGCGAAACATCCATGTCGTATCCGGTGACAACAACCAACGAATAGGCTGCGCCCTCAGCTGTACATACCTCAGTATATTCTTCTAGGTGAGGCTCCGCATGCTCAGCATCGTACGATCGTTGATCAACTATCCCGAGATACACATGGAGTGTATCAAAGTCTGCCCGCTCCTTTTCCAATGCAAGTAATTCGTTAAGCAGATCGCGTGCGGTCAACTCGATATTCATCGTTTACCCCTCTCTTGCCTTGCGGGCCCAGTCGAACGCCGGCCGCATCTCTTCATCGATCAGCGCGTCGAGCGGATCGCGCTCTTCCTTGAATACCTCGTCACAAAATACGCAGGCCCGAGCGCCCGCAGGTGAATGATCATGGCACTTGTGGCACTCTTTGAACGCAGGAGCCTGCCCAGGCCCGCCCTGGGCCCCCTGGGCCTGCCCAGGCTGAGCACTGGGCACCGGAGTCAGCACCGGCATTCTGGCTTGCGACTCGCCGCTGATCAGTTTCTCGTTATCATCAACGTTGCCCGCTTCGGTCATGTCTTTCGGCAGATATGCCGCGTCGAGATCACCCGAGTCGACGGCAGAGTTAAGCATCTGCATAGGTGACAAGGCCCCCGCGTCGACGTACACCTTAAGCTTATCAGCCCGGGCCTTCTCTGCGTCTGCCTTCATCTTCTGATCGCGCCAATCTTCTCCTGTTCCCATGTAAAAGGTTGTCGAGCCCGGCAACGTGGTATGGGTTAGGGCTAATTCCCAGTTCTTATCAAAGGCCGCCATGCCCTGCCCGGCGATTGCTTCATTCTGAATCTGAGCCGTAAGCCCAGTGTTGAGACCAGCAGCCGCTGGTACAAAGTCCTCGACGTTCATGCCAACACTGTGCGCATACCTGCCATAGCCATCCTTGCGCTCTTCTGTCACGTCGAAGCCATCCGGTACTTCTGCCAGCGGTATGGTGACAACCGTTGGTGTGGTTGCCATTTCGACCATCGGGATGATCGTGCTACCCTTATACAACACAAAGCCGCGCGCCTCTCGGGCCCCTTCGGACGTGTTGAGCGCGTCGCGCAACTGCTTATCAGATATGCCGTTGACGATGTGAATAGCCAGGTTGCGCGTGCCGGTGATCTTCTCCCGAAAATACACTTCGACGGCGGCCAGCTTAAGAATGGTTGCCCAGGCCCGAGACGCCGCACACATACCATAGCCGCGCATCTCGACGCGCGGGCTAGGTAGATCGGTGATGCGGATCACATCTTCCGCGTCGAGCAAATGATAGCCGCCATAGTATGACCAATACACGATCGGCTTCTGCGGATCGCCCGTGGGATAGCACCGCAAGGCGTCGAGGTGAAAGAGCCCAACAATCCGGCTGCCGCGTGCGCTCGACTGTCGCGCCTTCTCAACCACCATGCCCATGTCGGTTAGCAAGTAATCTTGCATGCCGCGCTGTAGACCGCTGGCGTAGCTTCCATCGTAGCCCAGGATAAGACTCTGTGCCGCCTTGATCCGCCGCTGGCTGTCTGCCGCATCCTCGATCCGAAAACCTTGCGCGACTTTCTTGCTGATCGCCTTGAAAATACTTGCAGCCCACATGGTTTCAAAGTGTGGCGTTTGGCTGAGCAACCGATCGCGCGTAATGCTGCCCTGCGGGGGCAACGCAAATTCGCCATACTGCGCTATGCCCGGTATGCCCGAGAGTAAGCCCACTGGGCCCATGAGGATGGTAAACGGTGCCGCCGCTGTTGCAGGTATAGCATCCTGCCGGGTGACAGACCGCTTACGGGCCTGCTCAACATCGGCCTGGCTTAGTACGTCACTCATTGCTCTATCATCTTTGTTATTCTGCCTGCCAGATAGCCCAGGAGAAAGATCAGTGTCATCGGCAACGCTAGGGCCTGGGCCTGCCACAGCACCATGATACCATAGGCCCCGGCTGCGATAGCCAGGTACACAAGATACCCAACGATCGCGCGTTTATGCTGTCGCGTCATGCCGATGTTCCCATGCGCGTCGAGCATCCTGCAACCTGCGATCGGCTTCGTCGAGCGTTAGCCCGCGCGCAACAATGATAATATGCTTGCCCTTGCCAACCCTGATCGAGCGTTCGCAGGGCAACGCCTGCCATTCGCCCCACCATGCGTCGAGCTCTTCAAGCGTTGCTATCCACTGCGGATCATCTTTGTCGAGATTCATAGCTTATGCCTCGTACCGCAGGGCCCAGGCCCCATACCTGAGCGCATCAATGGAATGATCGAAGGCTTTCACAATGTTGCCGTTGGCGTCGCGTCGATAGCTGACCATCTCATGCCGCAGGTTGGTACACCTCGGATGAACCTTGATGCGACGCCGGCCGTTGGCATCCTGGGCCAAAGCCCGCCGTAGCTCTTTGATACTTTCCTCGACATCAGGCGGGCTATTGCGAATGTATATTCGTTCGTTCATGAGTCGGCCCTTAAGCTCAGCTGCCGACTTATCCACAACCGCGTAACTAGGATGTGGATAACTCAAGTCGAGCATAGCGGCTATATGCGCGTCGCTGAGCACCCCAACGCGCGTATCCTCATAGAATATATTGATCGTCCCGTCATGGCGCACCTGGGCCAACAGGAAGGCCCGAGGGTGCGAGTCTGCCGTCCAATGCCCGGTTGCCTGATCGCGCTTGCCAACATAGCCATCGTCGACAAACCATAGCACCTCGCCGGCATCGGGCTCATACTCTGCCGCTTCTGTCACGTTGCCGCCCTCGGGCCCATCCGACCAGACCCCAAAGATCGTGTCAGTCGCTGCGGTGAACGCTTCAAGCTCATTTGCAGGATACTCGCGTTGGACGCTGGCAGTATCGCCGCTTGCCTCGATCAGTTTCTGATCGCGCCATCCTGGGCCCCGATCAGGATGGGCAAACCACGGCAGGAAGATCGCTTTGTAGCCGTTCTCTCCCCGTTGGGCCTGCTGCCAAAATTGATGATAGGTACTGCCGATGCCATCCGCGCTGCTGATAATAAACAGCTTGCCCCCGGCATCGATCGTCGGCTTGACAGCCGCTAAGGTCTGCCTGGGCCATGCCATAAATGCCCATTCGTCGAGGATAGCTATGTTGGCAGTGAACGATCGGCCCGCTCGACGGGTGGCAGCCAGGCTGAGCATCCTGCTACGATTAGACCAAACCAACGCGCCTAGATTATCGGTCGACAGGCTTGGCAAGTCGGATCGGTGCTGATGCGAATAGTACAGGAACGCCACACGCCGGATCAATTCGTTCGCTTCAAGCTTTCCTTGAGAGTATGCCAACACAGTTTGGTTGGCCTTTGATAACATCGAGTACAATGCGAAAGCACACGCGATCCATGATATCCCGAGCTGACGCGCCTTAAGGAAGACGGCCAACCGCTCATGTTCCATGGTATGCAGCGCCGCGCGTTGGCCATCCCACAGTCGGAACGGCGCGACTCCATCTTGCACCTCGATCGAGGTAAGCTCGACAAACTCACTCGGAGTCCAGGGCAGGGTTGGCGGGCTGATGTCGGCTGATTGCGTCGACCAATCGAATAGCTTTGTCGGCAACAACCCCATGAAGGATTGCAAGTTCGCCCGCTGGCTGTCTGTCAATGTATTCAGGCTGCGATATGACATGGGCTTGCGCGATCAATGCTTGGAAGCTGGCTTCCAGATAGGTGATAGCTAAAAGCTCGATCCGCCCTTTTTTAATGGTTGGATCATGGACTATTTCATACTCGCGCTGCCAACCCTTAAGCGTGCCAAGCGGTACGCTGTACTTCGCAGCTGTCGCCCCTGGGCCCAGGATAAGCACATCTGCCAGGGCTGCCGCTTTTTCATCGTCAGTGTAGCGCCGATATGCCCGCTTCTCAGTTGTCATGGCAGTGTGATCAGTGGGCCCGCCATAATCACCAACGCCAGCACCGCGCCAAACAGGAACATGACCAACCATTCAGGCGCTGCCAGTCGACGGGCTATCCACCATACAAGCG